CCAAAGAATAAGCCAAAGACCAAACCTGCGCCAATGCCGAAGGTGACGAAAAAAACGAAGTCTAAGCGGTGTAAGGCCATTGCTAGGAGAAGTGGGAAGAGATGCAAGAATGTGGCCGAATATGGGCATGATTTATGCTATAGACACATAAAGACAGACTCCGAATACAATGGCATGGCCAAAGAAAGCGAGTATCAAACCTTCCTGTTATGGTATAGCATACCTGCAGTAGTAAGAAAACTATGGGACAATGTAGATAAGACCGGGAAGACAGGGAAGACAAGCCTTAAGGAAATCGGTTACGATGTTGATGACCCGGTGTTTGAATTACTTGTCACATTAAAAACACAGAAAGAATTTGCCAAAGCGTTTAATGTGAGTGAAGATACCCTGACAGATTGGAAGAAAAGAAAAGACTTTAATATCCGGATGAGAGAGCAGGTAATTACGAATCATGTATTGAAGTTTGAAAAGGAAATAGACTTCATGTTTACACATAGTGTAATGAAGAAACCCTCAGGGAATGATGTAAAGATATGGAAACAGGTATATGCCGGATATACTGAAAGGCTAGAGCATTCAGGATTACCGTTACCGGTTGCATCAGAGACTACAATAAATATTATTCATGTCCTGAACGAGAAGGATCCAAAGTCGGGCCGGAAACTAGGAGAGATACTCCGGGACATAGAAGGATTGAAAAAGGAGAAAGACAAATGAGAGACGAACCATATTATGGTCTTAGAGTGGATGACATAGCAGAGTTAGTAAAAGGGAAACTACCTTCCGCACCCTTAGAAAAAAAGAAGTTTGAAAACATAATGCTGAAACAGGTTGCTTGGGAATTTTATAATAAGGCCACAGGCCACTATCACATAGCATACAGTGATAGAAATGTACCGCAGGGTTGCACAAAGACACCGTTGTATTCTATGAATGTAAAGGAGAACTGAGATGAAAATGAAAGAGATAAAAAGAATCACTGCACAAGAGAAGAAATATATAAATTGTCTCATGCCTTAGAGAGAAGTAATTATCTTAAAATAGGGATAAAAGGTGTGAAAAAAGTAATGAAAGATTTCATGACCGGAGACATAATATTCTACGGATTGGCAGAGTAATATGAAAGATTATAAATACATTAAATTTGAGTTGGCCGGAGAGAATAAGTATGTAATGAAAAACCCTTCGAATGATATTGTAATAGGGTTTGTACAGTACAACAAAGACCTAGAATGTTTCGTATATACACCTTCAGCATATTGCACATACAAGCTCGAAGGTGTAAAAGAAATAGTAGATTTTATAACAGAACTTGAATGGCAACTCTCAATGTGCATTCATCCAAAAGGGTGATGGATAAACAATGTCTCTATCGGATAATATTAAAAATATCGAAAGAGGTGCTTGTGACCTTCCTTATTGGGCCGAGCAAAACATAGTAAATGAAAAAGGAAACCGGTTCAGCTTTGAAAATCATGGGTTCATGCGAGAGATTTACGAATCATGGGAAGATGAACTTGTAATAAAAAAATCTGCTCAGGTAGGCGCAACCTTCTTTGCGCTAGTAAAACTTTTATGGGTCGCAACCTACAGTAACATCACCGCCATTTATACAATGCCTAAGGGAGGTGACATATCAGACTTCTCACAGGCAAGACGAGATCCTATAATTATTAAGTCAGGCCTAAGAAAGAAAAGAAGTCCGGGACACATAGATAACATGGGCCTGATAAGATTGGGCGGTTCGTTTCTATACTTCAAAGGGACATGGGGAGAGACAGAGGCAATCTCAGTGCCTTCGGATTATAACATACATGATGAGGTAGACTTTAGTAAACCGCAGGTCATTGAAATGTATGAGGAAAGGCTATCCGGACAGGGATCCCTGAGGTGGCTCCTTTATATGTCCACACCTACCTACCCTGATTTTGGTATATCGGCCCTGTACAACGAAACAGACCAAAGGGAATGGGTCGTGACCTGTCCTAACGGACATGAGCAGATCATGTCACTAGCAAACATACAAGATAATAAATTTTTATGTATCTTTTGTCAGGCAGAGCTTGACCGAGCAAATGGTAAATGGGTTGCGCAGAAACCGAATAAGAAAAAGGTCGGGTACCATCCTACTCAGCTAATAGCATCATGGATATCGGCAGAGGCTATCATGGCTAAGAAAAAAAAGTATAAGTTTGTAAAAGATTTTTATAACTTCGTGCTTGGTGAAGGGTACTTGGGCGGTGAAATAATGGTGACCGGATCGGATATCAATGCCTGTATAGGAGACATGACGGTCACTACAGGCCGGACACTGATAGGAGTAGATTGGGGTAACATAACATGGGTGGTGGCCCGGAGAGATAACAACATAATAGGTATGTTTAAAATAACCGGAGACACTAGAACTCATGCGAAACAGGTTATTAAGATAGCAAAGAAATATGACAATGTTTACGGTGTGCTTGACTTCGGATACGGTGATACAAAAAACAAAGAAGTTATTGAATCCTTTAACACCCGGAACACTCAGCGGTTTTATATGTGCAAATTTCAGAAGGGTTATATCTATCCTAAGTTTCATATAAACAAAGAAGAAAGCACAGGCGCAGATATGCCCTTCGTAAACATAGACCGCACAAGCGCAGTAGAAGAAACTCTTACGGAAATTAAAGGCGGTGATGCGGTAATTTGTAATAACAACCTGATGCCTGAATTTATACAACACTTTGAAAATATAATTGAAATTAGGGAAGAAGATAAAAGTGGCCGGCCTGTTATTACTTATGGCAATAAAGGTGACGACCATTTCGTGTTTGCGGACTTGTACTCCCGAATATTCCTGCAGGTAAAAGATGAAGATGTTTTTGTAGGTACTGAAGACGAAGATTGGGACACTAGTCCGGAATAAAACCAAAGGGTTAGCAAAGGGTTAGCAAACCCTATAGGAATAAGAATAAGAATAAGAAAAGGAATAAGAAGAAGATAAAGATGTATATTAAATATAATACTTATAGCTTGACAAATAAAATTTACCCGATTAAACTTATTATTGGTAGTAACACTAAATGAGCATATTCAAAACAATTATAGAAAATGGCAAGATGAGTTTGGAACTCAAAAACCTCAGGAAACAAAATATAATACTGCAAAATTCTCTCTCTTTTACACTTTCAAACACCGATGATACTACGGATTCTAATTACAGAGGAAGTCCTTATTACACAACTATAGCAATGATAAATGCGCTATCTAAAAAGTACAAAGGCACCGCAAAATGGGGAAATCAAATAGCATCAAACATAATCGCAGTTCGTGGTACCTTTACAATGGGATCCGGGATAACGGTATCTAAAAATGAAACCGCAAAAGCTAAGGACCTGCAGTTTGCAAAAGATTTTATAGAACACAATGAACTTGATAAGTATATGCCTATTGAAATAGTTAAAGAGGCCGAGATAGAAGGCCGGACCCTTTTAAAAATAATCCCGGATAAAGATAAAACAAAAAAGATGATTAATATCCGGCATATAAGCTACACACAACATGGCTATGATATAAAAACTTCTGATGAAGATTATCTTGATTTCGTTACTGCAGAATACAAACAAAACAAATCAGGGAAACCGGTTGTACTTAAAAAACCTGAATTTGTTTATAGAAAATTTGGTGGCCGGTTATCCGAAATAAATGATGCGCAACCTAAGATCGGAACAGTGCTTGTTAACATGGAAAACATTGATAAAGCATTATGGGACCTTAGAAAGATAGACCATTACTTTGCTAGTCCTACTCCTACTATTGAAACCGAGAACGCTGAACAGGCTCAGGCTACACATAAGCAATTAAAATCTCCTAAGGCAAAAAGAAATTGGAAAGTAGGTAAACTTCTTGTTACTGCAGGGAAATATAGACTTGCAGGATATGAAGGCGCAGGAGTTGATAATATTTTAAAAGAGATCGAAGTAAACCTTAAACTTATATCCGGGCAATCGGGAGTGCCGGTCCATTTTTTAGGCTTCACAGACCTGCTCTCAAACAGGGCCACTGCAGAGAACCTTCTCGATATGTTGGAGGCCTCTACCACTAAGGAAAGAGAAATATGGCAGACGGTGTACAAAGAGTTGCTGAATAAAGCAATGGAAATGTCTAACGAGAAATGGAAGACAGGATATACACCTGATAGCATTAATATAGAGATTCCTTTTGTAACCGGATCCAAATTAAAAGACATGGTTGATATATGGCTACCACTTTATTTGTCAGATGTTATTACCATAGATACTATGCTAGGTAAAATACCGAACCTCGATACTACAGAAGAAAAAAAGGCGCTTGAAAAAGCATCAAAAGAAAAAGCTAAAGATTTACTTGATAGCTTTAAGAAAAGCTCAAATGATTTCGATGCCGGAGAGGAAGAAAAAGATGATTAATAAAACAAGTTTTCTAAGGGCAAAATTACAGTTCATGGCAAAGGAAGAAATGCTTGATATGGTTTCAGCCTCCCGGTATGCGCTGATAAAGAACTCGGATCCGGATCCACAATTTAGAGTTTATGTTGTGGGCCATGAAGGAGAGGCGCAGGGCCGAGCAGTAGGATTGGGTATAATAAAAACGACATGGTTCAGAGATGCTATCCGCAAGTTGGGAGAAAAACTGCAGACAGGTATCTTTGCTTTCTTCGGGCATGGCAGTGACAACGGACATTCAGGTAGGGACCACATAGGTGAAATAGTAGGCAGTAAAGTCAAAGAAATTAATGGAATATTAACTAATCTTATCGCAACATATATATATCCTGAATATAAGGATATGAAACTCGATGTTGCAAGTATAGAGACAAACATGGTTTATGATCCTGATAGCAAAGCTGTCATTGATATAGACGATGTAACCGGAGTTGCATTGGGCAATTCCGATACAGAGACACCGGCATTTCCCGGAGCTACATTACAGGCGGTTTACCAAATGTTTGTAGATGGGGATGGGCGAACTAAAGGAGGACAATCAGAGATGACATTAAAAGAATTAATAGCGGAAATTTCATCTGGTGGATTCGTTCCTAGTCAACTGTTTGACAAGGATGCGTTAATTAGGGATTCAGTTGTTATTGAGATAGCAAACAACAAACAGAAAGTAGAGTATGAACACAGGGTAAGAACCGACAAAAAGTTTGATGAAGAAAAAGCAAAATGGGAAACAGAAAAAGCTGAGTATGAAACAAAACTCAAAGACTCTGCACTCATAACCATCAAAACAAAGACAGGTGAGGTTGCGAAAACTCTTTCTGAGAAAAGGAAACTTGATGAAAAACAGGTCAAGTTTTTGGATGCTAATCTTAAAAAGTTTGAGCCGAAAGAAACAGAGACTCGTAAATTTGAGGAAGAAGTTGATAAGTTTATCGATGGAGTTCTTGATGAGTACGAATCTGTTACAAAACTCTTCGGCATAGAGACAAAAGAGAATAAGGAAAATAAGGAAAAAGAAAAACCGGGTACACCGGCATCGAACAAAGAAAACAAAGATGCTGATGACATGACAGACCCAGAGAACAACGACCTTATTCCTGTCACTAAGGATGGTAAATAATTATGGCTGAGAAAAAAAAGCAAGTGGATCCGGTAGACAAGACAGACGATAAAGAGTTAAAGGAATTACAAGTTGAGCTAGCTAATGTTCAAAGGAAGTTGCTAAGTACAGTAACCACAGGCCTCATCCATAAACGGAGAGACTTGGAAAATCGGATAGCTGAACTAAAAGGAAAAAAAGGTAAAAAATAATGACTGCAACAGCGTTTAAGTTGAGATGTGCAGATTTTTCGTCACTAAAGTTTGAGGCAGTGGCCGATTATGATGCAGGGGATATGGAGCAGGTAGAGGATCGGATTGGTGTCATAGTTGAGGATACAGATTCCGGAGATGATGCGGTAATGGTATATCGTGCAGAGGCAATAGTCGTTCCAAAAGCTATTACTTCAGGTGTTACTTTCTCAAAGGGTGAAAAAGTTTACTTTGATGCCTCTGAGGATAATGTAACAAACGAATCTAGTGGTAATATCTATATTGGAACTGCCAATGAAGATGTTTCTACTTCCACCACTGCAACGGTTGAAATAGATTTGAAGGGTGACAATTCGGAAGTATCCTAAGGGCAAAAAATAGTTATTGGTAAAGTATAAAAATAAAGGACATAAAATATGTTAGGAAAAATAATAAAAGATTGGTCTAAGGTAGACTTCGGTACAGTTGAGGGAAGAGCAAAATTGCAGGGAGCATTTCAGTATTTTGTTTCAGCAATGGATACTGTCCCGGAACTGAAAACGGCTTATCAGGCGTTCACAACTTCAGGAGATTTCTCTTCGCAGACTCTCGATATCATAGAGAAGTTTCATGCGGTAGATGATTTCGATGAAGGGTGGAGATTGATTTTTGATGTAAGAGATTACACCGGAACAAAAAAACCAGGTTTCCGTATTCTTGATGTAC